CTCGATTATCTTGAGCAAATACAAAAAGCTATACGCTTCCTGTCTGATATGTCTAATTTAAGCACGCTTACTCCTGTCATTCACGGTGTCAAAAAACATCATGTCAAAAAACTTGATAACAAATGGATTACACTTGATGCATATATCGCAGAATTGTTTGCAACATGGGAAAAAGCTAATCCTGATCAATCTAAATTGTATGCACAAGTTACATCAAAAGACACTCACTCCAACTATGACCGAGAGTTAGCTGACATAATTGTAAATTGTGACAATCAAGACATCGCGAATTACGGTCGTGTATTAGTACACTACCACAAAAATTCAAGTTACTATCACGGGCAAACTCAACTATCTGACAGATACAACCTCACCAATCTGTTCTCTGTTTTATACAGACTAAAACTAGTTGAGCGTTCTGAATACCTCAAAGATATGTCGGAATACATGACGCGAAACTATCCATTGCTTGACACTGTCACCATCAGAACCTGGGCAGAAAACAAAAACGATATCGCCAATCACATCCATAAATACATCAACGCAGTAACCATCTAATATCATGCAACACACACCATTACCTTACAGCTTTGCCACTAATCGTGGCACTGCTGCCAAACTAAAGTTCAACGACATTGAAGCACCTATGCACAGTGCAAGTTGTAACAAACCAGAACTACCACGCGATACTGTATGTATATCTAAAAGTGCATACAATGTTCACTACCGTGTACAATGGGGACACAATAACTGGAGCTATACTCAAATTGATGTTCCTAGTACAAGCTATTCTCTGGTTCACGACCAAGGATCTGTCTGGTTAACAGGTGGTTCACCATCGTTCGCAAAACACAATGAGTTCATGGACACTATAAAATATTTGCATCCTATGGTTATGCAGTTGTTCAGTTCGTAGTATATATAAACACTAAGCCCTGTCAGTCTTGTCCGCTGGCAGGGCTTTTCTTATACTCCGAGTCCGCTAGCTTACTATCATTAAGGTGACTGTTACTAATATTGTTTCCCCATTTCATGAGGTATGTCTATTAAGAAAATACACAAAGGAACCGCGCCAGCAGGTGGCGGTAGTTCAAATTCTGTTAATCCTAGTATCTTCGATCCTAAAGATCCACAGCATTCAGCTGTCATCACTGCCGTGGTGAAGATGAAACGTAAAGACGGTGAAGGCAAGTTCACCGCTGTTACTTGTGAAATCGATCATGGCCCGTTGAGTGGTAAAACCATCAACACTTATGACGATCGAATCTTTGGCAAGATACGTAAAGTTAAGAAAGATTCCTTACAGGAATGCGTTCTTACTCTCTTTGTTGATGACGATGGTTACATCGCCGTCAAAAAAGGTAAGTCTAAGAGCTGGGTTATTAACTAACCATCACTCAAACTTGTATACAAAAGCGTCACAGCCTCGCGGCTGTGGCGTCTTTTTTTGTTCCGAGTCAAGTTGACCTGACCTCCACTGACACACAAAATTCAGCACACGGACTTCCAGGGATCAAGGGACAAAACAGCCTCCCTCGACCTCCTGTTCGTTAACCGAATACTTAATTCTGTGCGTCCTCGAGCCCAAGTCGTTGACTCTTAGTCGCTTACGAGAAAGCCTTGCGGCATGGACGCTTAATTGGTGCCCAATAGCCTGCGTTGACTAGCAAAGCTACCCCCCACATCCCACCGGGTACCAACTATCACTACCACTCGCACTCGACTATCAATCACAAAAAATAAAACAATCTTTTGGAAGGCCGTCTTCTGCCTGGTATATCCTGCAAAACAGTGGTTATGGGGTAGAAATCGAGTAGTTTGAGACTCAAACCGCGTAAATGCCTTTTTTACCATGCACCCCAACCGGTGGTACGGGGGGTACCAAAATAGTAGTCTTACTTAAATTGAGGACTCCTTATGCCAAGTAAGCAAATTACACAGTTAAGAGAAGATATTCACCGGTTTATCCAGGATGATGACTTTGAAGCCGCTATGAATGCACTACGAGATGGCCTAAAAGCCAATCATACAGTGCGTCAAAACCGTGCAGATGGGCAGCGAGGGGTCGAATATATTGAAAGACCCAACCATACGACCCGATTAACCGCTGCAAAGCTCATGTTGGAGTACGGATTTGGTAAACCGGCCACCAGGGCAGAGATTACTGTTAATGATAACAGTTCAAAAGTCATATCACCGGCCGAAATTATGTCCAGATTCCGTCAATCAGGTGTTGATTTGAACGAAATCGTCGATGTTTACTCGGAATCGGTGCAGGAAGCACCTGTAGAATTAGAAAATGGCGGATAAAGAGTATTATCCCGTTGAACCTCTTTATAAGAGGAATCAGCAGCAGCTTGATCAGTTCCCAAAACCTGAAAAAACGGCTAATTTAGGGTATCGAGAGTATGTATCTGATTTTTACGAAGGTTATCCAGGAGGTGTAGACGCCGCTATTTCAGAAGCGAGACAAAATAGGTCTAAATATGGTGATTTTGACTCCAAAGAGGATAAAGCGATTGCTCCAAAACTCGACGATTGGACATTGAACCGTAAAAATCCTTCTTACGCGTTTAAAGAGAAGCCCAGTAGCCGCCCTGGACATGTTATTGGTGGAAGAGCTTTTATAGATTCGATTAAAGATGATGCCGGTAGAACTTTTTCCGAGTTACATGTATACGGTTTGGATCATCTAAGGTCAGATCCTTTAAATCGCTTTCAACAAAAATACCCATACAACCCCATGTCTGAAGAAATGGTTCATGGGGCACAGCCTTATGAGGGTGGTCAGTACTACGATATAGAAGGCGATTTTGGGGATCAAGGAGGTGAGCTTCCTTATGCAGCCCGAAATAAGGAAATGGGGGCTAAGCTCACTAATATGAAGCACGACTACATCCGCAGGAACTGGCCTAAGGACGGTAGCGGACGGACGGATAAATTTAACCGTAATGATGCTAAGGCTATCCTAGACAAAGTTCAAAAAGGGGGAGGGCATGTACAAGATTATGGCCTGAAACAGTTGCTTTACCAAAACCGTAACTCCAAGGGTGAATCACCTGGTCTTAAGTATATGAAAGAAAATGAAGAACATTTTAAAGACTTTCTTGAGAGTACCGTCCAAAACAAACGCCCAGCTGGTTTATTTACAGGCCGCGGGCCACTAAATGCTTAATTTATTATGCCAAGAAAAAAGAAACTACAACCAATCGAGCAGTTCGAGAATGAGGTTAGCTCGTTATTTGTCCGCTGGTGGGAAGAATCCGACCTGGACGAAGAAGAAATGGCTCTAGCCGCTGTTAATGTCATCGAACGCTTTTGCGATACGAGCGTAGAATTTGAAGCAGATTTTGATTTAGAAGACTGATGCACAGCCTCGAAGAGATAAAATTTATGAACACGCCTGGTGAAGTAAAGCGTCGTCAGGCTCTTGCAAGGAGAATGAATAATGCCAGCAAAAAAGAAAAAAAGCGGAGCTAAAAAGACTAACAAAGACGCGTGCTATCGTAAGGTAAAAGCATCGTATAAGGTATTCCCAAGTGCCTATGCGAGCGGGGCTATAGCCAAATGCCGTAAGCGTGGGGGCGCAAAGAAGAAGTAATGGCCGTAAGAAAGACGGCAAAGGGTGCAGCGCTCAAGCGTTGGTTCAAAGAGAAGTGGAAGGACGAAAAAGGGAACCCGTGTGGATCGTCGAAAAACAAGGGTGTGAAGAAGTGCAGACCCAGCAAAAAAGTTTCAAAGAAAACCCCAGTCACATGGAAAGGCGTCGGCAAGCGTAAGAAAGCTGTCGTAGCTGAAAAAAAGCGTGTTGGCATGGGAAAACGAACATCATCAATCAGAAAGAGGAAAAAGTAATGAAGTACGGAAAGAAAGTATCCGCCAAGAAGAAACCTATTAAGAACATGCCCAGAAAAAAAAAGCCTGCTGCTCGAAGTGCAGTAAAAAAAGGTAAAGGTTATGGCAAGTAAGAAGGGTTCTATGAAAGGGCACACGATTGGGGGAGGGCATAAACGCCCAACCAAGAAGGGTGCTGGTATGACAAAGAAGGGTATTGCGAAGTATCGTAAGGATAATCCTGGATCCAAGCTCAAAGGAGCTGTGACCGGCAAGGTAAAGAAGGGGAGTAAATCGGCCAAGCGTCGTAAATCCTATTGCTCCCGTTCTGCAGGTCAGATGAAAAAATTTCCAAAGGCAGCTAAAGACCCCAATAGCAGACTTCGGCAGGCGCGTAGACGCTGGAAGTGCTAAGTGAGTGATTCAGAGCAGCTGGCAGACCTCATCCGCATTGATCCGGAGGTCTGGTTTTCAACATTTGCGGTAATCAAAGATAAGCGTGGTAAAGATATCAAACCAAAAGCCAATACGCTGCAGAAGCGTATGTTCGCCCATTACAGAAAATGCCAAATTGAAGGTCTCCCATGCAAGATGATCATTCTGAAACCTCGTCAGAAGGGAGCGAGCACATGCGCGCAAGCCCTGACATATCATCATATGAGAAAGTACGAGAACTTAAGCGGGAGTCTGATGGGGGACATAAGCGGTACATCGGACAAAGTTTTCGAGATATATCGAAGATACGCGGAAAACGATCTTTTTCCGTGGGACGGTACAGGAACAAACCTGGAGGACGGTGGCAATCTCGCGGATCTGATAAAGCTAAAAACAAGAAGCCAATACGGAAAGGAAACTGCGGGTTCCAAAAACGCGGGAAGAAGCGGAACAATCCAGGTTGGTAACATGACGGAGGTTGCGTTCTGGCCTATGCAGGGCGAGCGTGACCCGGCTCTGGGTTATTTGCAGTCTTTATATGATGGGGATGCGGTATCCCTGGTTGTGGCTGATTCCACACCGAACGGTCCGAATGGCTGGTTCTATAGGACATGGGTTCAGGACAATGAATGGGCCAAGATATTCGCCGCCTGGTTTGAATTTGAGGACTCCGTAGTACCGTTTGCGAACGATGATATGAAGCAGGACTTCATTGATACGATGACCGAGGACGAGAAGCAGGAGATGGAACGGTTTGATGTTAACTATGAGCAGCTGCATTGGCGTCGTCGTGTCCTCCAGGACAAGTGCAACGGTGATTTAAGTAAGTTCCGGCAGGAGTATCCTTCGGATCCTGATGAATGTTTCCTTATGTCATCCCGCCCTAGGTTTCATATGGCGAATGTTGAGTCTATGCACAGAGCGTGTAGCGGTCAGAAATGCCGTATTGGGAATTTAGCTGTTCAGGGTGACAGCAAAAACGCTTCATTTACGCCCGATAGGGCTGGTATGTGGAAGATTTATGATGAGCCTGAGTATGATTCCAAGTATTTAATATCTGCGGATACATGCACTGGCGAGGACCAGCAGACCCAGGGCTTGGCCGCCGATCCGGATTACCATTCTGTACAGGTCTGGAGAGCTCCTTTTGAGGATTGGCATGGCAATTGGCATGTTCCCCGATTGGTTGCATTGCACCATTCGCGCGTAGATATTGGCATATTAGCGCATGAGGTCGAAGCGGCTGCTAGATTTTATGGAAATGCGTTCGTAATCCCTGAAGTTAACAATTCTGGGCTGGCCTTATTAAAGTATCTACTGGAGATGGGCT